GGCGACGGTCGATGAGACCGGGTGCGGGCTGACTGGTGTGGCCACCGCCATGATGGGTGGTGGGGCGTGCGCTGATGTGTCAAATGACATGAATCACTCCTTGGGCCAGTGCGGTGACGGCCCCTAATCCAAATTGAAGGTGCAGTCTTTCTCCGGCACGCAGGCCCAAGGCCAGTGCTCGAACTTGGGCGCGACCTGCTTGCATGCGCAAGCGGTGTTGCGGGACATAACCCGAGACGGCATGCACATGCAGCCAGGCATCGACAGGCTCGGAAGCACGGATTTCAAGTTCGACCCACTGATCAGGTGCAACCACTGGCGGGACATGAACACTGAGAGTGGGCAAATGCGCGTGCAGACTGGTAATGGTGTGCGCGTGCCCAAGCAGTGCATCGCTTGCCTTGGCATAGCGCACATGCTCATCCACAGGCAGATTGGTCCACAGCGCGCCCCCGGGGTAGGCGTTGATGCGCAGCACCATCTGAGCACTGAGCGGCAGTTCATGCCAAGGCACCAGGCAAGAACCGGCAACCAAGTGCTTCTGGCGTGCCTTGGTCAGCGGCAAGGACAAGGCGGTAAAGCCTTCGCTGTCTACGCGGCTGCTGCAGGTCAGAACATGGCGGTTAAAGGGTGCCATGAAGCGCCAGGTGTCCGTGCACAGGACAAACATCCACGCGGCCCAGTCGCTCAGGTGCTGCCCGTACATGCGTGGCTTGGCGCGCATGGCCTGTGGATCCAGGGCGATTTCATCGACAAGGCCCCATGGCTGCCCATCAATGGTCTCGGTGTGCCCGGCAGGCATGTCCGAGCGAACCGGCAATGTGTAGGGACTGGGCTGGCCCCGCCTCGGCAATAAATACGCGTCTGGCATTGAAGCGCCTGAAGGATGGACCCGATATTGCATCTGGGTGACCTTGCCGACCGGAACCTCTGGCCGCAACATCTCCAATGGCTCCCACAGCCGCCAAGACAGACGATCGGCTTCGGCCAGAACCTCTACGGCCAGCGGCTGTGTGAACTCATCGACCCGCTGCACGAAGCGCGCGCGAACGTTTTTAGCCACGGTCATACCCGCACCTCCAGCTCTTCGACGCCACTGAACCACTTGAAACCCAACTTGATCTTGGCCAGAGCCCCAGGATCTGCGCCAAAGAGTGTGACCAGGGCTTGCCCTTGCTCCAGGCTTGGGCGGCTGTTGCTCAAGGCTCCGGCCGTGGTGCTCAGGAGCACCTGCCCGGACGCCGGGATCGTCTCACCTTGGTCATTGACCGCCATGATTCGGATGCGCCGTGGATCGCCTCCTTCATCGGCCAGGCGAAACAGCGGAAACGCCATGACCATGGCGACAGAATTGGTTTCCCACGCGTGATCAAAATCAAAACCAGTCACTTCAGTATGGTCCGACTGTGGCGAACACATGAGCACCAGCGAGGGCTCCAGACCGAGCGGCGGAATCCAAAGCTGGGCCAAGACCAGCATAGGTTGCTGGTTCCAGTATTCACGGAACCCCTCTTTGGAAAGAGCAGTCTGGGCGAACTTGTTGATCCACAGCGGCTCGACCGCGCCTGAGCGCACGGCAAAAAGCCAGACGGTGTAAGCGTTTCCTGGGTCTTGCGCCAGAGCTTCCAAGTCAGATTGCTTGAGGCAATGAATGAATGCACTTTGATATCCTGCCAGTCTGGGCTGCGCGGTTTCATCAATGACACGCCCAGATGCATCCAGCGCCATTTCATAGGCTGGCAGCAGATGCTCAATGTAGAAATCAGCATCAATGCGCTCGATTCGAACCTTATTGGTACTTTGCGCGTTGGTGGTGCTTGCAGGACTTTTCAAGGGGTAAGGCATGCGGATGGTTTTCATGGACAAGCTCTCCATCAGCAGCCGCAGCAATTGCAGTTGCAATTGCAGTTGGCCAACACGTTCACTGTGCGCAGCCGCAGCTGCCCACCTTCATCAATCAACTCGTAGTCATGCCTTGATGTGATGTTGCCGCTGCCATAGCAATTGATGGCATAACCTGTGCCACCACAATTGGCCACTTGCCTGAAAAAATAGTCGTGCAACCAACCGTAGTTGGCAGTCCACATGGAGCCGCCGTTGTTCATGTACATGTCCCAGTTGCCGTCTGTCTTCAAAAACCCCATCAGGTTGCTGTTGACATGCAAGTAGCGGGTGCTGCCCTGGTCCGTGTCGTAAAAGTCGATCGTGGGCGATGTGCTCTGTACGGTCTGGCTGGGCAGCGTGAGCCGACCGCTCATGCTGTCACCGCTGCGGGCGACACGGCCCGACAGGTCAATGCTGACTGTGGCGTTTCCGTTTGCGTCAGGACCACCACCATTGACCGAGCGGACAAAGGCCGATGAGTCGTAGCCATCGAGCCGATCGGAATCGGTCGCCTTGGCGCTGATGCCCAGATAGGCTGCATTGTGGTTGTGCGACGCCGAAGCAAAAGCGCTGGCGTGCTGTCCATCGAGCAGGTCGGCGTCCAGACCCGAGCCAGAGCCATCCACCGTGAGCAGCTTGGCCAGCACGTCTGATGCGGTGTAGGCTGCTGCATTGAGCTTGACCGCGAACTGGGCATCGATCCCACTGGCCAAATCCATGATGAAGCGCCAGTTGTCCGGGTTGGTACCGATCAGCTGGTAGAGCTTTAGCTGGTCGGTGCGATAGCACAGCATGCCCACCTGCTGGTTGGTGGTCGGGAACGTGGTGCCGCTGTTGCAGGAGATCGCTGTCTTGTCGTTGTTCAGGATCTCGATCAGTGAATCCGAGAGCGTGCGCGACGACGGGATGTCGGTGAAATTTTGCATGAGGTACTCGGGGCTGTCAGTACCCCTGAGCGATCCAGGTAAAGGTGCCGGTCACGCGGGTGCCAGCGGTGTTTTCTAAAACAGCAGTGAAACCTGTTCGCGTGACTGCACTGGACAGGCGTGGAATGGCGACCACCGTGCCGCCCTTGTGGGTCATGGTCACTTCAGGCGGGACCCTGAAAGTTCGAGAAAACCCAATCACAGCGCCTGCCAGCGCGTCGGTGATCTGCACGGTGCCCCGGTCAAAGACATCCGGCACATCCACCGTAACGCGCAGCGCATCGATGAAGCCTCTGTCAGAGTTTCTGGACTTCAGGATGGCCCGAAACAAGGCATTCTGGTAGGTGTAGTCACCCTGAATGAAATCCCGGAAATCTGTGTAGCCCGGCGGATGCCCGGCCTCCACAATGTTTGCAAAATCGGCCTCGGTGATCTCGGTGCTGGCCACGATCATGTCGCTGATCACGCCATTGGCATGGCGGCGGTACTGCTCGGCAAGGGCCAGGGCTTCATGGGCCGCAAGGCGCAAAGCTCGGCGCAGAGCATCTGACACCCCCAGCCCTTCTTGCAGGAGTCGCTTGTACGCCACCGTGCGGCCCAAGTTTTCTGCAAACACCAGCCCCTCGGCCACCTGTTTGACGGATTGGCGGGTGAGCTGATCGTTGGTGATCAGAGCCTCCGAGACAGGTTTTTGAAGCTGCCTGGAGGCCTGGTCGCTCACGGCCAATCCTTCGCCTATGCGCAGGATGAAAGCGATCAGGTCGTAATAGGTCTCGGCAAAGTTCAGGGCTTCGGTGACGCGTTTCCTGAAGCCTTGATCCAGGCCTTCGGTCAAACCCACCCCTTCAGCAAATGCTTTGCTGGCCAGCCGTGCGCTAACTGACGCCATCGGCAGGCTCTCGCCATGCTTTTGAAGCACCCGGCGCGAGAGGCCTTGCGTCACAGGTAAGCCTTCTTGTACGGCCTTGGTCACAGAGCGGGCCATGTAGTCCAGCGTTTGGAGGTTTTCATACACAGACTTGCGGTCAGCCTTGGAGACGCTTTCAGCCACACCCAGAGATTCGACCCAGCGCAAGACATAGGCAATCAGGTCGTAATAGGTGTCGGCAAACCCCATCGACTCCGTCTTTTTCAGTGCGGCTTGATGCCGCCGCTCTTCTGCGAGGGACACACCTTCGGCGAGCCGCTTGCCATGCTGGCGGCCTGTCGCCTCGCCCCAAGCCAGCGTGGCAGCCACCGCCACCACATAAACAGCGGGGTAGGCCGTGAGCCAAGACTTGCCTGCACTGGCACTGGACCATGTGAAACTGGCATTGACCCAGGTGTAGCGCGGGCCTTGAGATTCGCCTACGGTGACCGTCTCAGGCATGGCGATCAGCTCATGGTAAAGGTGAACACTGCGGTCAGACTGTCATCTGCTCCCTTGTTCACCACTGGGAACACCACCCTGTCGAGCATGATCCCGCCCGATGCGGCATTGAACACCCCGGCTTCCGTGATTGCCCCTGTGCCGTCACCCGCTGGGAAGTCCGCCGTGAAACTGAAAGCCTTGGTGCCCACCGTGTGCGCGTAAGTAGCGGCGTTTCGGTCAAGCTCGGAGACCAAAGCCGACTGGCTGGCCGCAGCCGCCGTGGTGCCTGTGCCTAAAGCAATGAAACCCATGACCGAGGGGCGGCTGGCAGATTTGCCGATGGCGTCGGCGATGAAATCAAAGCCAACATTCACGATGATGTTGTCTTTGTGAACGGTTTCGATGTCGCCATCGGCGCGCCGAACAATGAGGGTCATCGCCCCCTGAAGTTGCATAGTTTCGTCAATCATGATTCGCCTTGGTAAAAGTCACTGAAAGTGAATGGCTAAAAAAAAGCGCTGCCCTTTTGGGGAGCAGCGCCTGTGTCGAGCGCGTTACCTGTGATGCCCGCGCTGAATCTGCAAATGCAGATGGTGTGAACGGCCCGGCTCAGTACAGCTGCAGACTACTGAACCCACCCACGGGCTCCATCCCTACGCTGGCCGAATGGACAGGGCCGCCCATCCTGCAAGTAAACAGGCGACGCTCTGTACGGGTCTGGCAAACCCCCAGGCAGACCCGGTCAGACGCCGCCAACTCAAAAGCGAGCGTGACACGCCGGGACAAGTGGTCTTCCAGAAAGAAGGCTTGGGTTTGGGCGTCATAGCCCAGCAGCAAAGCACCGCCAGGGCCCGTTGCTTTCCAAATCACGCAAGTCGTGACCTCTAGCGGGATGTACCACAGCGAGGTGTGAAAGACCTGAGGAATGTTCACGCCCCAGGCCACCTGGGTGGTGTCCTTGACCATGAGCCCCTCGCCATAGCGGCCATCGCCGTAGCTCACACCCGCCGAGGGGTTCGCTTGCAGGTTGCCGCTGCCCATCACCGAGCCGCTCAGCCGCCAGCCGTACAACTCACCTGGGTGCAAGACGTCCTGGCGCGCCATCTGGAACCGCGCATCCACGTTGGCGATGGCTCCGTCATAAGTCCATTGCCGCCTGGCAGCGTCACCGCTCCAGGCAAAGTTGGCTTCCTGCCAGGTGGTACGGTCGTCGACCGACGCCCCCAAACTGCTGAGCAAGGTGTTCTGCGCCCGGATGGGCGAGACCAGATCCAGCTCAAAGAGGTATTCGGCCACTTGTGCACCGGTGTTCATGCGCAGCACGTTTTTGCCATTGACCGTGACCACCGAGGCGAAGTGCTTGGTGCCAGCAAAGCCAGCAGCCTGCTCATCTCGCTCAAGGATCAGGTTGGCGTTTTGCGGCTGAGCCACCACGGTCGAGACGAAGGTGGGCGTGTCGCTGTAGATGCCGGGCGAGGCGATCGCCTTGATCCAGAACTTGCGCTCACCATCAAAGCCCGAGGGCAGCGTGTAGCTGGTGGACTTGACCTCGGCCACAAAAAGCGATGCGTCCCAGGCTGCCCCTTCGCGCAGCTCATAACCCACCACCTCGGGCTCGGGGTTTGGTTGCCAGCGAAACTCCAGCCGGTTGGCTGACTGGACCACATCGAACTGGCGTACCGTGGCGGGGGCCAGCAATGTCAACACGAAGGTGGTGACATGCGCGCTGTAGTGGCCCGAGGTGTCGTAGGCACGGATGTGGTACGGGTACTGCCCGGCATCATCCTGATCGTGGACCATCTGCGTACCCGAGGTGGAGGCCACCAGCTGGGCGTCGTCCCAGCCGGGCCCTACCCTCACCTCGTAGCCCGCCAGATCGGCATCGGGCAGTTCGTCCCAGCTCAGCAACAGATCGGTCATACGGCGCTGGACCGTAAAGCCGGAGACATCCGACGGCGGCAGTGTCTTGCCCAGCACCGTGGCGCTGAGTGTGGCGGGTGCGCTTTCCTTGCGGGTGATACCGATGGCTCTCAGGCTGAACTCGTAATCGCCCTCCTGGGCATCTCGAATTTCAATGTAATTGGCACTGGTCAGCGGCAAACTGATGAAGTTGCCACCACCCACGCGGTAGGAGAGCCGGTAGGCAATGGCCGTTGGCACTTCAGCCCAGGACAGCTGCACCAACACTTGCGCCCTGTCTTTGACCCGGTACAAGCTCTCTTGCATGCTCAACCCCGTGGGCACTGCGGGCATGTCCGACAGTACCGTGATGGCGCGCGGCTGCAGCGCCAGGCCTTCTTCGATGGCGGCGTACTTGCCAGGGTTGTGGGCCAGGGCCGTGACTTCGTGCACACCGGGATCGCGCTCGGCCACTGACACCACCCGAAACAACTGAGGCTCGACGATGGTCGAAGCCAGCACCCAGATGGCATCGGTTTGCGGTGCCATGCTAAAGGGAATGGTCACCGTGAGCATTCGCCCGTTGGCTCCATTGAAGTTGGCTCCCACCTGCCGCTCTTGCACAGTGCCATCAGGCAAGATTACCGAAAGCCGCCAGGGCAAATCGGCCGGTAAATCTTGGTCCAGCGTGACGCTGGTGGTGGTGGCTGCAGCGATGCGCCCACCCAGGCGCATGCCACCGCGACTCGGATCGGCTACCTGAATGACATCGCCTGGGCGCACCACAGCCCCTTCCAGGCCTGTGCGAAAGGTGATGATTTCCGACTCCGACTGCTCGGAGTACAGCAGCCATTTGCCCACCCGATTGGCCTGGCCACGCGAGGTGCAGCCCATGGCCACCACATCGGCCTGCACCACGCCGTAGCGCGCGATGCCAGAAACGTCCTCGACGTATTCCACCTTCTGCCGATAAAAATCCTCTGGATCCACCCAGCTGACTAGGGCCACCGTGTGGCGAGCCTTGGCAGATGAGCCCTGGTAGGCGAACTCGCCATCGATGACGTTGGCGGCGGTGAACTGATAGACCGGATCCTGCGGCGCATCCTGCGTGACCGTGATGGCACCGCCCGACCAGTAGGCCATACCCCGAAACACCGAGGCCATGTCCTGCACGACCTTGTAGGCCTGCTCACGGGTTTGCAGGTACAGGTTGCAAGTGAAGCGGGGCTCATACCCGCCCAGACCATCGGGCACCAGCTCGTCACAGTAATGCGCTACCCGGTACAGCGCCCATTTGTCCACTTGAGACTCTGGGATGTAGTTGCCAAGACCGTAGCGGGTGTTGGTCACCAGGTCATAAAAGCACCATGCCGGGTTGTCGCTCCAGGCCACCTTGAACGTGCCATCCCAGATTCCGGTGTATGACCGGGTTTCAGAGACGTAGTTGTTCGGTACCCGAACGCGCAGGAGCTTCAAGTCATAGCTGCGCCGGGGAATACTATTGAACTGCGAAGCATCTACCCGCAGGGCCATCAAGGCGCTGTTGGGGTAGCGCAGCTTGCTCTCGATGACCTCGGTGTACGAGTCCAGAAAGGTTTTGTTTTGCAGGCTGCTCTGGGTCGCGTCTTCGGTGAGCCTGCGCAATCGCACATCCCAGGGGCCAGAGCCGGGCAGCGGCACGTAATAGCTGCGCTGGTATCGCGATGTGGTTTTGCCAGAGACCGTATCGGTGATCACCTGTACAAAACCGGAGCCCGCCGACTGCACATCGATCACATAGCTGACCGATGTGCCATTTAAATCGCCGTTGGTGGTGTCCTGCAAGGTCAGCGCGGGCATGCTGACCTTCAGGCGCACGGCGTCGACATCGGGGTCCGTGATGGAGCGCACGACCGGCTGACCAAACTAGCACTCCACGCCGACCGCGACCTCGTTTTCTACCGAGGCAAAGCCGGGGATGTAGCCCTGCTGCTGGGTGCCCGGACGGCTCTCGAGTGTGACTCCGGAGAAGTTGTAGCTGCCATCGGCATTCTGGACAGGCGTGTCGTCCAGAAAGACCGACTGCAGCCCCTGGACCAGGCCTTCGATTTCTCCTTCGCACACCAGATCGACCACACGGGCGTAGGCTGTGGAGCGCAAGCTGTCGGCTGCTTCTTGCGCCACCCGGGCGCTGCCCCCACCGGACTTGCCGCCACCACCTGCACCAATGATCAAAGGCATGGGTTGTGTCAGACGCGTCGTCATACAGGACTCTCGTCAACGGGTATTTCATCAACATCAATGCCCGCGCTGATCACGGCCGAGCCCACGATCATGCGGCCATAACCCACAGGCACGGGGTGGCCTTGGGCGGTGGTATTCACGGCCCCGTTGAAGACATAGCTGGGGCGGTTTTCTGGGCGCTCAGACGGATCCGAGGCTTTAGCGGTGGGCGCAATCATCTGGGCCACACCACCCAAGATCATGGATGTGCCCACCGAATAC